AGCCAGAAACATTGCCCATAGACCTCTTGGCTACGCAACCGATGTCAGTAGTGAGAGCCTTGATAGTAGTATCCTTGAGGACAATTTCTGGGCTGGTAGTGTTATCGGAAATGACGGCCTCGTAGATGCTGTTTGTTTTAAGCACCAAAACCTTGTTGCCGCTCCAAGGATAGAAACCTACAATCTCTTGGTCGTCACCAGTGTTAATCTGGAACGCTTGAACGGTTAGGTCAAATTCCCAATCTCCGTCTTCGTTGGGAAGATAGTACGATACGGCAATCTCGTCACGGCTGTACTTAAGGTACAGTCTGTTTCTAAAGTAAATACCGTTAGACGAAGGTGGGAAAGAGCAATGAGTAGAGTCGCCATCTACGCTACCATCAATGGTTTTCTGCGTAGTAACCTGCACTGAAGTACCATTAAAAACAAGCGGAGGTCTGCCCTTGCATACCAAGATAGGCTTGTTGTTAATATGGTTAGAGGTAGCAAGGCTTCTGACGGTGAACTGATTTGTGGACTGAACGGATTCAACAATGAAAGTGCCGCTCATCTCTTCTTCAACCGCTTCAAGAATAACTTCGTCACCAACTACAAGTTGATGACCAAGATTGGTAGTAACTACGATGTTCCAGTGGTTGTTTACATGGACATGGCTTGCGTGTCCTTCTCTAAAAAACTCAGACTCACCACGCAAAATGTAGATATTGTTTACGGCCTGTAGTACTTGCGTCTTCTCTTTTACAGCCTTTCTTCCAGTAGGGAAATTGTACTTAGAACTCAGCGGTGAAGCCGAGTTCATGTTGTACAGGTACAGTCCATCCTCAAGGACGAGCACCATTTCTTCGGTGCCATCCTTTCTGACTCTTACGCCAGAAGCAATAATAGAGTCGGCAGGGGTGGGGAGGATAATCCCCTTGATGGTGTCAGAAAAGAACTGCTTTAGTCCTTTTCTTGTTTCCAGTGACTGTAGTTCAAGACGAATGTTTCTGCCGTCTTGTAGCACACCCTCTTTAAGAGCCGTACCATTGCTCCGAGTGTCGATAGACAGAAATTGAAAGTCGCCTTGCTTTTTTCTGACACTGTTATTAGAATCTGCCATTTCATATTAGACAGACGGTTCGGTCCAAGTGAGACCAAGGTCAGTAAACGACTTAATCAGTTCTTCCTTGGTAGGCTTGTTAATAAGGGTAAGGACAGAGTTAGCCTTACCACCGTGAGGGAACTCACGAATAACATAGACCTTCTTTTCAATGGGGTTGTAAAGGGCGTTCCAGCCCTTGGGAATATCGAATTCTCGCTTTTTATTCATGGTTAAAATGTAATCGTAGTGGTGATGTAGCCGCCTCCGCTCTGGTATTCGACACGAGTCTTTACATTCGCATCTCCATTCCAGAATTCGTTGGATTCAAAAATGATGTACCCACTTTGGAATTTGTCAAGGAAGGAAGTTCCGCTGGGGATAGCACCCTGTCCAGACATGACCCAAGGGGTAACATCTAGGCCAACTTGAAGTTGACCGCTATAAGAGCCACCGCCATCGCTCACATACCAGTCAAGAAGTCTGATAGAGCCAATAGAGGGGGTGAAGACAATAGCACCATCAGAAAGGTAGTTAGAACCCCATTCAAATGTCGAGCCACCCATGCCATCAGCAATTTCAGACCCCCAAGAAGTGCCAATATTTACATCGGCATACTGGTTGTCAAGGTAATAGCCGTCCATGTCATTGCCAGAATAATTGATGCTCTGGTTAATGGGGCTTTCGCTGTAGTTAAGTACTGTGCCAGCAGGGGGGTAGTCGGGAGGAGGAGGCTCGTTACAGTTGTCGTTTACATAATAACTGCCATCACTGTAAATAACTTGGCAACAGCCATTGTCGTAAATGATGTCTCCATTCATTGCACTCCAACTGTTGCTCCACATCCAGTAGGTGCCACACATGCCATCAGCATACTCATCCTCAATGTTGTAGTTATAGGTAAACTGACCAGAAGTACCGCAACCATCCCAGTAAATATACTGTTCGTCTACATTTCTAGTGTTTCCAGTAGCACCAGCATCTGGGCAAGGCGGGTTACAGTTGTCGCTTACAGTGTAGTAAGGATAGTTGTAAGAGTCGTAGTAAACATAACAGCAATCGTTGTAACTGTAAATAGTAGTGCCATTTTCAGCCGAGTAAGAGCCAGAAGGTAGCCAGTAAGTACCACAATAGCCATCATGATACTCAGTTTCAATGTCGTAAGCGTAATCAAAATATCCGCTCGTACTACAACCATCCCAGTAAATGCTACTAACATTAATATTTCTGGTGCTTCCAGTAAGCGTGTCTGCATCTCCGCAAGGATTGCAGTTATCGTCTACATAGTAATAACTTCCATCCCAAATGACTTGGCAACAACCAGTGTCGTAAAGAACATCGCCAGCAGGTCTGTTCCAACTTCCAGTAAGACTAAGATACTCACCGCAGTTACCGTCAGTGTAAACATCATAATAGGCAAGGCTAGTATCGTTGTAGCCATAATTACCACAACCAGACCAATTAATTCCGTTTCCAGACTGCTCGTTTCTTAGAAACTGACCAGCAATCGGGCAAGGGAACAATACCGACCCTAGGCCATTTCCAACAGAAATGACAAAACCGTTATTTCTGAAGGCTTTGTTAAGCATTAAGCCGTAGCGTAGGCAACATGAGCAACCACAGAGCCATCAGACTTCAGTCTGACAATACCGTTATAGTTGTCAAGGGACACATTCGACTTAATCGGGATAAGCAGACCTTCCGTAGAAGTTTCATTGAGGGCCACATAAAGGGCCGTGGTGTCGCTCTTATTCTGAATTACGACAACCACTCTACGCTGGGGAGCAATAGCGGCAGGAAGGGCAGTGACCCAGTTGGTGCCAACCGTGAGGTCGTCATGGATAAACTGCCGAAGAAACGGAGAGGAGAACTTGATATTGGACATTAGGAATAGGGGTTAATGAAATTGATTCTACGAATTTGGCCCTGCTGTCGAGAGATTTTGTCGATTTCTTCGTCAAGGAAAGCCTGTGCTTCCGCTTCGGCAATTCTCGCAGAGTCCATTTGGCCTTCACTTCTTAGGTAATCTGCAAAAACCGCCCTAGCAACATACGGTGCAAACTCATAGGGAATCTGAACCTTCTCCCATTCGTCAGTGTGTTCGGACGGTCTCTTGTTAACATTGTTTACCTTGCAGTTATAAAAGTTGCCAGAAAAGACTCTGCCAGCCTGTGGCTTGTAAGCACCACTAAGAGAGCCGACATCAAAGAAGGCCTGTGAGCCTACCTTGTATTCAACGGCCTGTTGCCATCCCAGTCCAAACAGTTCGGGGGGTCTGGTTCTGTACTCTACCCAAACCTTACCTTCTCTGGCAATCGTAAGATAGGCCTTAGTGCCATTTAGGATAAAGGTCAACTGGGCGTTTCTGGTAGTGCTCAGCGGGTTGAGCGACCAGATAGAAATAACGGTTCCGCAGTCAGCGGGAAGTTCAAAGGCAGGAGCACCGTTAACCTGCGTAAGGAGAACTTCTTGAAATTTGATTACCTGTGGAAAGGTATCGTATTCCCAAACATGACGAAGCCGAAGAGCGGCAAAGTCTCTGATTTGGGCAAAGGTAGGGTCGCTAATCTCGTCACGGTCAAGACCGCAAAACTGGATTGCTTCAACTAGAATTCTCGAAAAGTCGGCAGTTCTCATTAGGTAAGATAACCGTCAGCGGTAAAGATAGCCCCATTGATGGTGGCGTTCTTCATGTAGTTCTTAACCGCACATTCGGGATTGTCACGGAAAAACTCTTTGACAAATCCATCGTCCTTCCAGCAGTCGTATCCAAGACGCTTGCCCCAGTAATGGTAAGAGGCGGTAGGGATTTCCCCCACCAGCCTCCCCATACCCTCGATGTTTTTAGCATCGTTTTGGTTATAAAAAGCACCAAGTTGTCTGGCTTGGTGCCTTGCTTGAGTTTCCTCCATCCTCCAGCCACGAAGCAACTCCTGTTCCACCCCCTTGCGGAGGTGGTCTGGAATTACTTCAGACAGGTGCTGGATGATGTTGTCCGACACTTAGGCAGTGAAGTCGAGTTTGCCGAAGGCGAGCGGGTTATGGATGCAAAGACCCAGAACCGCTTCAACCGTGCGAGCAGGACCGCCACCGAAGTCGGGGAGTTCTCTGACCTGTGCGACCTGTCCACCATAGCGAACTTCCACCATGTCGAACGGAATCACATAGCCAACGAACTTGTTCTTCAGCCAAGTGGAGGAGTGCAACTTGAGTCTACCGAAGTCGCCTTCAAAGACCTGCACGGTAGCCGTGTAGGTGGAGTCGTCAGCGTTACGGTTGAAGGTGCGGACAGCACTGCGGGTCTCAGCAGAGCCAGAAGAGCCAGAGGTAAACACCAGATTGGTGAAGCCACGCTTACAGCGGGTACCAATCAGAGCGTCATACTCCTTGCTCGTGCCAGTCTGTTCATAAAGACCAGTAAGCAGGTTCTGGATGTTTTCTTCGGTGAGGTCGTTACCAACCGTACCGTAGAGATGCTGTTCCTTCGGCATCTGGAAGTCTTCGGGGACAGCGAAGTAGGTGTCCTGTGCAACCGTACCAAAGTTAGCAGGGTTAGTGCCAATGTTAGCGGAGGTAGCACCCTTGACGGCAAGCCACTTGTCAAGACCACGAGTGAGGTAGGGAACGCCACCAGCACCAGTGTCCTGCTGAGCACCCTGCGAGCCGCAGAGCGTGACTTCGATATCACGCTTCAGCATCTTGATGGACTTAGCGACATTGTTCGCAAGTTCATCCTTAACGCCAGCGATATTCGTAAGGTCGAGGGACATCGGAGACACACGGACCGTTCTGCGGAACATCTGAGGATGCATCGACAGTTCGTATCTGTACTGCTTGGTCTGACCGTTAACGGTGTCCTTGACATAGTTCTCAACATCAGTCGAGACATTCACATCAGTACCATCGATAACGCCACCCGCCTTAACAGCAGGAAGTTGGTCAACCTGCCAGCGGAAGTGCGTGTTGCCAGGCTTGGAACCCTTCTTAGCCATGGAGGTGAAGGGCGTGTCTCTCGCATCAACGAGAGCAATGAGGTCAGCGAGGTCTTCCCGCTTACCAGAGGTAATATTAGGTTCAGTAAGAATAGCCATAATTATAGGAACTTTTTGAGCAGGATTTCCTTGAGGTCATCACCGTTACCATTTGCTTTGTAACGAGATTCGGATTCCTTCAGTCTGCTGTTTGCACTGGAGGATTTAGGAGCCGACCCACTAGGTCTAGGATTATGAGGAGCCTTCGTAACGGTCTTGGAGGTCTTACCTTCTCTGGCTTTGACACCAGCGATGTAGTCACCAATCACCATCTTGTAGTCGGGGAATCGGGTAATCTCGGGGAAGGCCTTCAAAAACTGGTGAGCAATTTGCTTCTCACGAGAGTCGATGTCCTTCTTCCAGACAATACCGTATTCCTTTTCGGCAAGGTTTTCAAAGTTATCCTTGGCTCTGACATACTGCATCCGCTTAGGAAGGTGCTCTTCAAGTGCGTCAATCGCATTCAACTTGATTTGCTTAACATCCTCTGGGCTGTAGTAGGTTTCGTTGCCACTAGCATCGGTGACCGTGTATCCGTCAGAATGTTCTTCGCACCATCTACGAACAGACCGTGCCTGAGAGACTTCGCTCTCGATTTCTGCAACGCTCTGAATGTGTGAGTACGGATTATCCTTGGTGGAAACAACAGGCTCAGATGTAGACTTCTGATTTCTAGCGGATTCAAGTTCCTCCTTGAGTTTGGCAATCTCGGCTTCGGCTTCCCTACGCTTCGACACCAACTTATCAATTCGCTTCTTTACTCCCTTAGAAAGACCCCTGTCCTCTTCATTATCTTCGTTCTGTGAATGAACCTCTTCGCCATTTTCCGCTTCGGTGTCCATAGGCTCACCGTCACTTGTCTGGTCTTCCACTTGATTACTATCGGACTCGGTGGTGTCCGTTTGACTTTGCTCGGTGGAGTCAAAATCCCTACGGAGAATATCCGCAAGGCGTTCCTGTGTTAAGGGTCCGATTTCCTTATTTACGACATTAGTGTCTTGCGACTCGGTGCCATCGTCCTCACCGTATTCTTCTTCGTTATTCATGAGATAATTTAAGCATTCTCAAGTCTGCTTTGACTTTACAATGTTTTGAGAAAACAAGGAAAACAAAGTTACGGTACCTTTACTTTAATAAAGGTCAAGCGTATTAAAGCGAATTTAATTCCTCGTCCGTAGTCCAGTTAATATTCTTTCTGTCAAGAGCCGCTTTTCGCTCTTCTAGGAACAGTCTTTTGAGGTCTCGCAGGGCAGAAGCCCTACCACAGGCATAAACCCTGTCTTCACCCTTTATGTCAAGAGAAATGGCCTCATCCGTCTCCGCTTTGATGTTTAAGTCAATAACGGTCATAAACTGAGTCCAGAGGTCGCTTTTGCCCTCAAAACCAAAGGCTTCTCGATTATACCTGTCCATTTAGGGGCTGTTGGGGTTGCATCTCTTGGGTCTGCTGTACGCCACCCATTGCGGCTTCCTGCTGAAGTTTGTCAGCAACAGGGGTTACGCCAATTCGACCAATCTGCTTGTTCTGCTGTTGCATGATGGACATTTGGAGGTTTTTGACATAATTCTGGAAAATCATCTGGAAGGTCTGGTTCGTCTGCGACTGTTGCTGAGCCACAGGGTTCTTGGACATAATATCCTGCACATACTGCATCTTGGTAGGAGCAGTCGGGTCGTTTTCGACATATTGCGGTTCGTTACCCAGAATCATGAGGGCAATGTCGGTTTGGACATCCCTGTACATCTTCTGAGAGGCAGAGGTCTGGTCAATAATCAGTTCCTTCGCCATATCGGGAGCAATAGCCTCAAGAGCCTTCGCTACCAACTTGTTTTTGTCAATAACGCCACCACTGTCAAGCGGAAGGACGGATGCGGTGATTGCGGTCAACTTTTCCATCACAAAATCCACATACAGGTTACGAATGTCGAACTTGAGTTCAAAGTCGTACATGTTTGCGATGTCAGACATGCTCTGGGTAAGAGGGATGGTTGTAATGCGGACAATCTCTTCCTGCGACATGTACTGAAGGCTCAGTTGCAGAATCTGGACATAAATGTCAGACATGGCATGCAGGAAGTTGTCGGTAGACACCTGCTGAAGCATCTGGGCGTAGGGAGCGGGATTTTCGGGGTCTTGCATGCCAGAGGTAAGTCCGAAGTATCTGGCAATGTTAGACTCGACCTGCTGGATGACCATTTCGGCAAGTCCGACAGTTCCACGAGGCGGCTCCATGAACTTGAAGTCATCTGGACCAGAAACAGGCAACTGCTGGGCAGGGCCAATTCTGCCGATGCCTTGAATTCGTCTCTTCACCATAATCGGAGGGACGGTTTCAAAAGCAGTGCGGTCACGCATCGCATCATGCTGGCCTTTCAGTTCAAACTGCTCGGTCATCAAGATTTCTGGGATACCTCTGGACTCAGCGACATTCTTGCGAAGGTTTTCTCTACGGTAAATGACGAACGGATACTGTCCGTGAGCATAGCCAAGTTTCTCGTGCTTGAAGTATGTCTGGCTAGACGAGTTCGGGCAGAACGCAGTGTAATAGATGTGAGGAACGCCATCTTCGTTAATCTGGCGAGTGTAGGCGTAGGTCACCTCAATCATGTGGTTACCTCTGAACTCAAAAGTGTTGAGGGTGTTGGCACGAGGGACAATGTTGGGGTCGTTGTACCAAGACATCTTGCCAGCAGTGTTAATGGCTTCCTCGATAGCATCAGCATCCCAGCCGTCATTACGCTCCATCGAACGAAGTTCAACTTCGGTCATGAACATGCGTCTGAACACCACACGAGCCTTTTGGAATTCAATAGTTTCGGGCGGGAAACTGATTTCATCAAACGGCTTCAACGCAGTAACGGAAGCCATGTTCTTTACGATGGTTTCTTCAAAGAGAGAAGCGATGCCAACCTCACGAAGGTCTTTAATCATCTTGCGGATGTCCTTCTCCTTGAAGTTTGGCAGTCTTTCGGAAAGAAGAGCAAACGCAAGGTCTTCAGACTCCTCCGACATCACATACATCGGCAAATTGCCAAGCATGGAGTTGGGGTCCATCTGCGAAGCCTCCTGTGCCATCTGCACAAGTTGCTGAAGGTTGATAGTCTGCTCTCGGAGGCCAATCTGTTGGTCCCAACCCACATGCATCGCAGACCAGCCGTACTGATTGCCGTACTGGCAGAAAAGTTCGGTTTCTCGTCTGAGGTCAGAGCGGAGTCTGTTGCCAGTAATGTGACCAATCAGAGTAGCCATGCCTCCAGCCATCGGACCATCTTCGGAGGTTCTTCCAGACACGCCCAACTTGGAAAGTTTAAGGGCGTTCATCAGAAGGGCTACCTGTTCGTTAATAACTCTGTCAACAAGTCTAATTCTGACATCGGACGCACCCTCGAAAGGCATAGCGGGTTCATCTTCGGGCTTACCAGTAGAATGCTTTCTGCCATCAACCGACTGACCGTCCCAACGGCAGTAACGCAGGTCATCGTTGGCGGTAAGTTCGGAAGCGTTGGCTCCGTGGTTAAAGCAACGCTGAAGTTCTGCATTCAGAGCAATGATGTCTGGCTTTTCGCTGGCGTTGACGAGGGGGTCTCCATTTGAATTCATGGAGGGAGAGTAAATATTCATTAGTAGATAAAGGGTTTGCCAATCGGAGTGAAATCAGAGCCAAGGTGGACTGGCGACATAACGGCTAGATAGCGAAGGCAGTCAATGGGGTCTTTGGTTGCTCCCTTCTCACCGTCTGCACCAGTCCACTCCTTTAGGCAGTAAATTAGGTTCTGACATTCTTTGGAAATGAACAGTTTAGGTTCGTTAATTGGAGAAATGGGTTGAGTCATGTCGTAGGAGAACCAGTCGTTGATAATTGATACTCCCTGCTCAATGGCTACGCCAGCGGCAGGTGCGAAGTACATAGGATTGTCTCCGTCATCAAGCAACTCAATAAGAGAGGTGCCGCCATCTTTGCCAATGGCTTGGGTGCCGCCAGCACGAGGGTCAATGTAGCGTTCGGCAATCTCTTCCTTGCCCTCCAGTCGTCTGATGGTATCCTTGATTTCGTCAAGACCCATACCAGCACCGTTTCGCTGTGCGATACCTTCTTTTCCGTCTGGCTTGTCGGAAGGAAGTGCCCACTCGCCCAAACTCATGTCTGGGAATTCCCTGTAGACAAACATTTTGCCGTCCTTGGTCACTCTAAGCCAAAGCATGAACCAGTTTCTTGCACCAGCAGGGTCAACAACCATGTAATTGGTGCCTTCCTCTGGAATGGCCTCTTTTTCTACAATAGAACTTTCGCCAAATCTTGGGAATTGAGAGCCAACGGTGTTTTCAGCGTATCCGTAGGCACGAATCTTAATTTCATGGTTATTTCTGCCATGAAGCGTTTTACGCATTTCATCAAATGGCGAATAAACATTAAGAATTGAGTGAAACCATGCAATTCCTGCATTTGCCCGATGACATTCAGCCGTGAAAGGCATGTGACCACGCTGAACTCCGTTAACATGCGTGATTTTTTCGTCCAGAAGGTCTGCTCTTAGGCTTTTTTTGAATTTACAGCCAGCCACATAGTCTTTAACGACCTGCGAGTAGCCTTGGATAGGGGTAAAAGTGATAACCAACTTGCCTCTGCGGGTAACCACACGATAGCGAAGGGTGTCAATCCAATCTAGAGGGACAAGTTCGTCACACCAGATAAGGTCACACTCGCCACCTTCGATAACATCCTTCTTCTGGGCGTAATTCATGAAAACGCACTGAGAACCGTTAGGAAGAATGAATGTATTGTCGGAAAATCCGTTTTTCTGAGAGTAAGAAATGTTGGTTACCTTGGTCTTTTTGGCAATTTTCAGTTCTGGCGGTAGATACTTGAAGACAACATTCTGTTGCATCTGAATGCTGGATTGATGCGTGGTGTGCAAACACCAAACCATCGCCCTATCTTTGTTAACCATCGTCTGAATGAGCCTTTTTGCCGCCCATTCCGTCTTTCCAGCACGATTTCCACCAAGAACTAGGATTTCCTGCTTATCTTTTAGGATTTGGTCTGCCTCTTTCCAATGCCACGGCTCAAAACCATGACGGTATGGGTCTAGTTTTTCGGCTAGAATCTTGTCTTCCCTAAGTTGGAGTACCTCAATGGCCTTATCTACGCCTAGTTTCTCAACAAGCGACTTCACATCTGGCAGTTTTACTACTGGATGCGGGGTCGGCTTGTATGAGTCTAGGGGGTTATTCACAGTATTTAAATTTCATCACGAGGAGGGACTCCGTAAATCTGCCTAACTGCGGCTTCGTCAACAAATCTTTGAAGAGCCTGTTCCTGTTTTTGTGCAGGAGTAAGATTGTACTTACCAAAACCACCAATTGCTTGAATGTCGTCCCAAGATTGCTGAGCCATTTCAACAGGAATTTGACCAAGTCGAACATACCAAGGAGTTTCATCAACAGGTTGAGCGGGTTTACCTAGATTTTTTATTCTCTCAATAGCCATGCCCATCTGCTCAGTTGGCGTGAGAATCATTCCTTCTTGGGTAATTGCCCCACCGTTAAGAAGTCTAGCCGCATTAAATACATCTGGAGCAAATCCAACGCCTTGAACGGCAGTTCCACCAAGCGAACGAACGGCCTGTGCTCCAGCAGATGGAGGGGCTTCACCAAAACTTAGCGTTCTACGAAGCAAGTTTCCATAAAGGTTTTCATTGTGACCACCAGTCGCCCTAGCATATCTTACTTCAAGAGGAGTTACGCCCTTTTTGTTTTCAATAGCAATCTGACGAAGACGGTCTTGTCTAGTGACTCCAGAAGGTCTTCCAGTGAAAGTAGGAACTTTAGCCCAAGGAGTTCCTTTCCACTTGCTTGCCTCACTTCCATTATCAACTCTTTCAGTCCCATCCCAAGCGGGTTCATTTCCAGCAGGAGACCTGTTTTGGAATGCTTCAATAATAGCCTTTCTTTCAGCCTCTCTAACTGCTTCAGCCGCCTGTTCAGCAGTAAATGCGGTAGTAGCCTCTGCTCTGATTTTGGCAAGCCTGTCAGCCGCAGTTTCAGCAGGAGGAGGTGTTGCCTTAGGAACAGTATTGCCGACAGGAAGAACATTTCCCTTGGCATCCTTGGCAACCTTTTTGGGAGCACCGCCAGCCTTAAACGGACCTTTAGGTCTGTCAACAGGAAGGCCAGCATCAACAAGACCCTTAAACATAGGGTCACCCTTCAACTGTTGAACTACTTGACCAACTTCAGAGGCGGTAAACATGCCAGACTTGTTAGCGGCTTTTTGGATAAAAGTTTCGAGGTCATAAGCACCATGCTTGCCAGCGATTTCACCTCTAAGTTCTGCCGCATTTCTTCCGTTCAAATACGGAACAAGAGTGTCTCTAAAAGCAGAAACTCGCCTTCCAACATCTCCATAAGTAGCCTTAGTGGCAGGACCGCCAGTCTGTTTTCC